CGATAATTGATTGTTAAGTGCTAGAGAAAGAGAGCAAATACTAGATTATAAAACAAAAGGCTTATTACGAATGGAGAAAGGGCGAAGATGAAACCAAAAGTAACACTATAAAAAAGATAGATGACTTATTTCAAGCTTTAGCAGCTGATATTGTTGCAAATGAAGGTAAAGGAATATTCTATGCAAAGAATAAATTAGGTTGGACTGATAAGCAACAAATTGAAACAACTAACATTCAAGTATTAAATATTGACCCATTAGATGATTCAAGCGACAACCAGTCTAAGAAAGATAAGTAAGCTGCGTAAACCTGTTAGAGTTATTAAAGGCTCACAGGGTGCAGGTAAAACCATTTCTATACTTATCATTCTAATTAACCACGCATCAAGTAAACCAAACAAAGAGATATTAATACTATCGGCTGAATTAACTAAAATGAGGCTAACAGTTATTAAAGATTTTGTTAAGGTTATGAAAATGGCAGGACTTTATGAGGACCATAGATTCCTTGCAGGTACTTTATACCGATTTAAAAATGGTTCATTTATTAAGTTTATTGGATTAGACAAAGAAGATGTTGGTAAGGGATTACGTTCAGATGTGGCTTATTTTAATGAGGTTAATAAATGTGATGCTGAAAGTTATAGGCAAGTGGCTTCACGAGCTGGAGTTGTTTACGCTGACTATAACCCCGATGCTGAGTTTTTTATTGATACCGATGTTATAAACTCAAAGGATTGTGATTTCTTGCAGCTTACCTTTCACGATAATGAATTGTTAAGTGCTAGAGAAAGAGAGCAAATACTAGATTATAAAACAAAAGGCTATAATGAAGATGGTAGCATAAAAAATGCTTATTGGGCTAACATTTGGCAAGTTTACGGATTAGGGAATACAGGTAACTTACAAGGCATTATTTTTGACAATTGGCACGAATGCGATGCTATTCCAATAGATGCTACATTTATAGCTTATGGTATGGATTGGGGATTTACAAACGACCCAACTACATTAGTAGCTGTTTACAAATACAATAAAGCAATTTACTTAAAAGAGTTGATTTACGAAACAGGTATGACTAACAGCGACATTATAAACCGATTAACTGAATTAGGAGTTACCAGGCAACAACAAATAATAGCGGATAGCGCAGAGCCTAAATCAATAGAAGATTTAAGAAGGGCAGGATTTAGAATTGAGGGTGCTAACAAAGGTAACGATTCAATTCGTTCATCAATTGATATTTTACAGCAACATGAAATTCACATAACTAAAGATTCTATTAATGCAAAACGTGAGGCGAGGTCTTATAGGTGGGCAACTGATAGGAATGGTAAGAATTTAAACGAACCTGAAGATAAGAATAATCATATATTTGATGCGCTTAGATATGTAGCTTTAAACAAGTTACGTAAACCAGCTACCTTTATAATTGAATAGTAACTATTAAAACGATAATGTATTATGTTAAAGATGAAAGTACCTACTTCGTATAAAGAAATAACAGTTAGCCAATTTATGAAGGCATACGAAATTATGCACGATGAATTTGATTCAGAGGTTGACCGAATGGCAGCTTTGATTTCTTATTTTATTGATAAGCCATTTGATGAAGTTATGGAAATGGATATTGAGGACTTCAAAAAGCTATCTCTTAAACTTTCATTTTTGAGAAATGATTTACCTTTATTTCATGTAATGGATTTCATTATAGTTGGTAAAAAAATATTTACAGCAACTAAAGCATTAACACAAATGAAGGTTAATCAAATGATTGACTTTCAAAGTATTTATAAGAACCATAATAATAATGTTTACAAGTGCCTGGATAAGTTGTTGCCTATTATTTACGTTCAAAAGGAATACGAGCCTAGCAAACATGAAGAAAATGTAAAGCTATTAAGCAATGCAAAGGTGAGCGAAGTAAGTGGATTGGTTTTTTTTTATTCGGACTTTTGGTGCAATGCAGAGAGGACTATACAAGCCTATACCGAGAGCCAGTTAAACGAGATAGCGAAGAGGATGGATTGGATAGCCAAAAATCCTCAGTTAATTCCTTCCTAGAGAATTGGGGTTGGGAATATTCAGTTGACCAATGTAGAGAAAATGCAGGAATAACAGAAGATGAAGTTTACACAAAATGGAACGTTATACAATTTATGAATAAGTTAAGTTACTTGAAGGATAAAGGAAAATTTGAAATAGCATTACGTGGATAAAATAGTTAGCATATTAGAGTTGTTCGGTACAAAGTTAGTCCAGGACTTGCAACAATCTTTAAGGACTAAAGGTGTAACTTATGGCGGTGGTGATAGTAGGCTATCAAATAAGATTAAGTACGTTGTAATTAAAGGCGAAGATAAAGTATCAATGCAGCTTTTAATGCCTCAATATGGCTTTGCTTTAGATAATGGCAGAAAGCCAACAAGCGGAGGAGGGAATGGCGAAGTAAAGAGTAAGATTACCGAATGGGCGAAGCGTAAAAATTTAGTTAAGAAATTCCAACAATCAACACTTAAAGCTAGAGTTGATAAACAAAACGAAGCTAAAAAAAGAAACCCAAATAGGGAATACAAAACATTAAAGCAAGTATCATTTGAGAAAGCTGCAATACAATTAGGCTATTTGATTAGTCGTAAAATACACAAAAATGGATATAAAGGAAACCACTTTTATACGGATGTGGTTAATAAGATTGATACAGGTAAACTAAGCAAACAGATAAGCGAGATATTGAAAACAGATATATTAATTGAAATTAAGAAGTAATGGCAATAACAATAAGTCAACAGCCTCAAGCATTTACACCAGCTTATAATGACCAGTATATTACTGCTTTGTCAAATCAATTGGCACAGCCTGACTTTAAATATAAAGTTGAAGTTGATGTAACGTATGTATTAAATGGAACACCAACGACATCAACATTTATTTATTTTCATGTTCCTAGACCCGACGGGACTTTGGTTTTTAATGCAATGGAAACTGTTAAAAATTTCATAAATCATTTTATGAAGCCAAATGACTTTAATATATTGGAATGTGTTAATTCTAAAGTTGATGTATCAATTGATATTATCGAAACATATACTGGTGGACCAGGCACAACTTCAACAATAACATACAAGGCTTGGAACGCATCACTAACTGAGAAACAAGTTCATTATAGCAATTATAATTACGCTGATTTTATAAGCACCAATAGTGAAATAAAACTTCATAATGTAGGCAAGAGTGCAATATTACCCAATAATATAGTAACAATCAATCAAGATGTTTTCTTGCAATTTGTGAAACCTGCGGACTTATTTAGAATTAATTATTTGGTAATTGATACAAATGGAGTTGATATTTTAGATAGTTATACCTATACAGGTTCGATGACTACTAATAAAATATATCAAATTAATGCTTCACCTCAACTTGCAATTAACCAATCTTTCACTATTGCTGAAGATTATTTTATACAAGTTGTTTTTTTAAAGTCTAATTTAACAACTGTAATAGGTAGCTATACTTTCAAAATTGGTAGCTTATGCACAAAGCATGATGTTAATCGTATTTACTATTTGAATAGAAATGGCGGCATCTCTTCGTTTCCATTTGAGTTACTAAGCACTCAAACAATAGATGCAAAAACAAGTGAAGTTAGTTTAGGTAATAAAGAATTGATTTCAGGAGTTTACACTAGCCTACCTTATAAACACGAAACGTTTACAGTAAGCACAGAAGAAACTTACATGGTTAATTTACAGACTAATTGGATAACTGCCCAACAATCAATATATTTGGAAGAGTTATTCAGTTCACCATTAAAGTGGTTAGTTAATGAAGAGGTTGATTATGGTGATTTTTTTGCCTATGTTCCAATAACTAGCATGAGCAAACAATACTTAATCAACAAACATGAAAACATGAAATTGTTTAATTACGGAATAGAGGTAAAGTTAAGCATTAAAGAAACAAGACAAAGAGCATTGTAATGGCAAACAGATTAGTTATAGGGGATTTAGAAAACGTTGCTATTGTAAGTGATTTACCAATGGTAACAACGTATTCGGAGGCTGATATTCGAGAGCCTGACAAACGTAATACATCATTTTCAAAGGCTTTAGAACTTTACGAAACAAATGATATAAACCGATTATTTGAGAACATATTTCAAGTTAATTTAGCTACTCAAACATTTAACCCGAATATTAAAACCTCAGCATCTCAATATGAAGATGAAGTACTAACATTTACAGGATATTTACAGCTTTTAAGAATAACAATTAAAGATGGGTTGCACGTTTATTCATGTAACATAATTGGTGAAACGGGTAACTTTTGGACTGACATTTCAAACGACTTATTGAGTGATTTAGATTATTCAGATTTGGATCATGATTATACACGTACCAATATTATTAATAGTTGGAATACTTCAATTATTAGAGATGGGGTGAGTGAGGCTTATGCTCCTGGCAATGGTTACTATTACCCACTTGTTAATCGTGGTACTATTTTAGGCGACGAAAGTATTTGGAGGGTTAAAGATTTTATTCCATGTATTTACGATTATGAATATTTGACAAAGATATTTGCAGCTAAAGGATATACTTTTGATAGCGTGTTTTTGGAAAGCGAATTTTTTAAAAGACAAATAACTTACCCAAATTTAGATACAATAACATTAAGCCAAACAGAATTAGACAATAGGCAATTTAACGTAGGTAGGCTAACTGATGTAACGTTATTTGATTTAGCAGCTTCTAATCCATTTGTTGCTGAAACATCTATCGCATTTAATAAAGAAATTGCGCCATTCTTTGACGCTGGGAATAACTACTCAGGTACTACTTATACAGTACCAAATGATGGGACTTATAACTTTAGTACTAAAATAAGATTAAAGTTTACCATTACACATACAAATCCTTTGGCTGTATTTAGTGATAATATTAAATTTGTTGGTGCTTTTGGTTCACGTTTAATTGTTAGGATATACAGAAATATAAATGTATCCGCTGAGTTACAATTAGGAGTTCAAAATATATTTACTACAACTGGGTTAAACTTTCAAAACGACAATTTTAAATCATTTTTTGAAACAAATACGCCATTTTATGTGGATACTGAAATAAGCACTGGCGACATTAGTGTAATATCATTAGATTCTATGGTTGCAAAAATAAGAGCATCATTTAATCTTTATAGAGATGGATTGTTTAATCCTATTCGTTTCTACGAATCTGATGGAACAACACTAATAACAACGGGTTCAATTAACGTTAAGTGCGAAATAGTTTCTGACAATAACAACACCATGTTTTATGGACTTGTAACATCAACTGAATTATTAGAAGGGGATACTTTAGAAATGAACAACGCTATTCCTATAAATATTAAGCAAAGGGATTTTGTTAAGGATATAATGAAACGTTATAACTTAATAATGCAGCCCGACAAAACAGACCCTAAAAAATTAATAATAGAGCCTTATTACGATGCCTATACTGACTTAAGTTATTACAATGGCAGTATAGTTAATTTAAAGCATAGAATTGACCACAACAAAGATATAGTGGTTAATCCGATGAGTGAGCTGGATGCAAAGACTTACATATATAAATACAAGGCTGACAAGGATTATTGGAATATAAAATATGAATTAAAACACGCTGAGGTTTTTGGAACACAAGAAGAGAATATAGTAAACGATTTTATTCAGCAAATCCAAACAAGTGAATCTATTTACTCACCAACTCACAACGTTGCTAATTATACGTTAGGAATTGCTTACCCTAAAATCTTTGATATTGATGGGGGAAACATTAAACGTATTACACCGAATTTAAGAGTTTTATACGCTAAAATAAAGACTACAACTGCATCAATAACATTTAAAGAAGATGGGGGAACTGATTTAATAATTCAATCTTATGGTTATGCTGGGCATACAGATGACCCATTTAACCCAACTTATGATCTCAATTTTGGATTACCTAAACAAGTTTATTATTCATTTCTTGGTAGTCAATTTACTAACAATAATTTATTTAACAGATTTCATAAGCCATTTATTGACCAAATAAGTGATAGAGATAGTAAGCTAGTATATGCTTACTTATGGCTAAAGAAAACAGATATTGAATCCTTTAGCTTTAGAAATAAATACTTTATTGAAGATGAAATACTAGGAGATAGTTATTATCGAATCAATAAAATAATTGACTATAAAAACGAAAGTGAAAGCGTTAAATGTGAGTTACTAAAGTTGGCAAATGTACAAGTGTTCACACCTGAATTAACAGATATTAGTGATATACCTGACTACTCAACTGAAAGGACATTCCCTGCTCCACTTGTTACACCTAGCAAGAATGTAAATGTTTATTCTGAATATCCTGTAAACATTGCAGCAAGTGAAGATATTGTAGTGGGTCAGGGTGCTAAGTATATTTCAATAGTAGGAAGTAATGGAATAAATATAGCGCCTGGAGTTGAAAATGTAAGCATAGTAAATTCAAGTGAATTAACAATAACTGAAAGCAATATTACTTATGTGAATAATGTTTTAGTGCCAGAGTTTTCAAACCTTTACGCTCCAATAGATACAACTGCAACAAACATAACTTTAAAACCAAATGCAAGTACTGTTTTAGTCGATTGTGGCGCAGCAAATAAAACAATAACAACACCAAGTAACGACCAATGTTTTTTTGTTGATGCATTAGGTAAAACAATCGGTAAGATATTTACTATTAAAAAAATAGATGCAAGTGCCTTTACAGTAACAATAGTGCCAGCTAGTGGCACATTAGATGGGGCTGCAAATGTAGTATTAACAACTCAATATGAATCGGTAACAATCCAAACAGATGGGACTAATTGGTATATAATATAATTAAAGATGAAAACACAAATAGAAAACATAATTAAACTATTTGCCATTTACATGAATGCAGAAACAGAAGTAACCGAAATAATTAATCGTATTGGAATATTAACCCAACGGATGTACGAAATTAAAGTAAAGCTAACTAATCCTAAAATAAATAAACTTCAAAAACTTATTTATGTTAATAAGCTAAAGAAAATTGAAAACAATTTAAACGACATTTTAAATGGCAGATGAGAAAATAGGTATAAGCGTTGAGGTCAAAGGCACAGGCGCTGGGATTAAATCGGTAAAGGAGTTAAAAAACGAAGTTCAAAAGCTAGAAGATACAGCAAGTAAAGCTGACTTTGGTAGTGATGAATTTAAGAAAGCGACCGAAGAGGCTAACAAGCTAAAGGGTAAGATGACTGAAATTAGTGGAGCGGAAACCACTAAAATGAATACTTCATTAAAAGGACTTCAACAAGAATATAAAAAATTAAAAGTAGCTTTAAGTGAAGCTGCCAATCCCGAAGAATTTAAACGATTAAGTAAAGAATTAAATGATGTTGAAGGTAAGATAGGCGACATAAATGATGCTGCAAGTATAGCAACGGGCAGCGGAGTTGAGCAGTTGAATAAGGGAATTGGTTTAGTAGGTGAGGGCTTTAGAAACTTTGACTTTGAAAAAATAAAGATTGGATTTAAAGGTATTGGAAACGCTATGAGCGCAGCTGCTCCATTATTGCTTGTTGCTGCTATTGGTGCTTTAATAGAAAACTTTGATGCTGTTAAAGCTGTTATAGTTCAGATTATACCCGCTTTAGATAGCACAAGTAAAGCAACCCACGATTTAGAGAAAGAGCAAAAGAGATTAGTCGAAACAAACAAACTTGCAGTTGTAGCTTTAGAGAATGAGTTGTTAATATTAGAGGCAAGTGGTGCAAGTCAATCTGATATTTTAGCTAAGAAAAAAGAATTAATAGCAGTTAAGATAAAAGAACTTGAAAGCGATAACGCACTACAAAAAAGTAGATTAGTAGATATTCAACAAAATGATACTCTACTAGAGGGGACTAGTAAACTTTATGCATTGTATCTTAGAAAAACAGGGCAGGATGCTTTAGCAGATTTTTACGATAAAACTAGAATGTTAAATAAGTTAGAGCGAGAAAAAGAGTTTAACGATAAGATTAAAGAAAATGAAATTGCAATAAGTAGGCTAAAAACTGAATTAGTTGTAGCAGAGATTAAAGATGAAAAAGATAAATATGCAGCTTACTTAAAAGCTTTAGAAGATAAAAAGAAACAAGCTGAGATTGATAAGAAACAATCTGAAATTGATGGAGATGCAAGATACCAAGCGTGGAAAGATGAACAGCAAAGAATGGCAGACGAAGAAGCTGTTATTATTCCTGAGCAAAAACAAGCTATTGCGAAAACTGAATTAGAAATAAATGCTGAAAAAAATGCAGAGTTATTAAACCAATCTGCGCTACAATACGAAGCAGATAAGAAACTAGCAGAAGAAGCTGCAAAGCAAAAAGCTAAATCTTTAATGGCACTAGAAAAAGCTTCATTTGATGCTGCTAAAGGTTTAAGTGATGCCATATTTTCAATTCAAATTGGTAATGCTAAAAAAGGTAGTGCAGAGGAATTAAAACTAAAGAAACAACAATTTAATGTTAATAAAGCATTTTCAGTTACTCAAGCTACTATTGATGGGGTTAAAGCGGTGCAAGGTGTATTAGCGCAATCAGCATTTTATGGACCATTTACTGTTCCTATTGCAATAGCAACGGGAGTAAGTGCGGCTGCAAATGTGGCTAAAATTGCAAGTGCTAAATTTGATGGGGGCAATGCAAGTGGCGGAGCAAGTGGTGGAGGTGCTGCACCACAAATAGGTTCAACAAGCTTACCAACACCACCAACAATTAATACACCAAATAATAATACTAGTACTATGTTTGATGAGCAAGGCAATAATTTAGGACTAGCAAATGACCAGAGAACAGCACAACCGATTAAAGTTTTTGTTACGGAAACAGATATTTCAGAAATACAAAATAGAGCAAATAAATTAAAAACCCAAACAACAATTTAACATGAACAATTTACCAATTTATTATTTCAAAGTAAACGATTATAACGATGTAAGCGTTGATTTTTCAGCAATTGCAATGGTTGACAAACCTGCTATTATGACTGAATGGATGGCTTTTGATAGTCAAGAAAAAAGCAACTACTTTAAATTTGCTATTCAAGAAGAAAGGCGAATAGTAACAGCACCTATTCTTATTCCAGACCTTCCAATTTATCGTAAAATAAAAGACGATAAAACAGGCAAAGAGAAAGAATTTTACGTTGCTGCAAGTAGAGATACAATTGAAAAACTTGTTATGAAGTTCATGAAAGAAGGTAAGATGAATAACATTAAAAGCACTCACCAACAAGAAAGCGATAAAACAAAAGGAGTGTTTATGTTTGAAATGTTTATTTCAGATGAAGCCAGGGGAATAAGTCAGCCTAAAGGATTTGATTTGCCCGACGGAACTGCATTTGCTTCTGTAAAAGTTGATAATCCAATAGAGTGGGAAAAGGTAAAGCAAGGTGTATTTAACGGGCTTTCTATTGAAATACTTTGTGATATGGAACTTGCACCGATTGAGCTAACAGACGAAGAGGTTAAGGCTGTTATTCAATCCATAATTTAATAAATGTAACCTTTTTAAAAAAATTGTATTATGTATATAAATAGAAATTTCATGAGCGAATTAAACAATAAAATTAAAAATGCTTTAGGTCAAGAATTAGTACTAAAGATTAAAGCGTTATTTAATGAACACGTTGTAGCTGCACCAGTTGAAGAGCCTACAAAATTAGCAGCAGAAGTTGTTTTAAAAGATGGTTCAAAAATTACTTACGAAGGTGAGAAATTAGATATCGGTGTTATGGTTAAAATGCTTAACGCTGATGGGTCAACAACTGAATTAATGGATGGCGAATATACAATGGCTGACGATTCTAAACTTTACGTTAAAGGTGGTTTAGTTGAAAAAATCGAACCAGCTTCAGTTGAAATTGTTGAAGAGCCTGTTATGGATATGGCAGCGAGAGTTGCAGCATTAGAACTTTCTTTAACTGAATTGAAAAATAAGGATAAAGCAAACGAAACAATGTTATCTCGTTTAGAAGCTATTGAAAAATTAAGCAAGTCAACACACGAAGGTTTAAAAACTTCTTTATCAGCAATTGATGCTATAATTGAAACACCAAGCGCAGAGCCAATTGCAGCAACTCCAAAAACTTGGAGCGAAATGACAAAGGCTGAACAAGTTAAATTTAACAGAGGTAAAATTTAATGGCAAAGCAAGAAACAAAAACAGAAGTTAAAAACTTTGTTAATCCATTTGAGGTTAATTATAAAGTGTTTATGGATGCAGTAGGTAAAGCAGATGTTGCTGAATATTGCAAAGGACATTTAACAGAAGAACAAATTGAGTTATTAATTGAAGATTTAAAATTTTACAAACATAAATAAAAATAAAAACACAAAACCATGCCTATAAATTTCACAGGTTCTACTAGAAACCAATCAGAATTAGAAGAGATACAAGCAGAATTGTATCAAGATTCAAAAACATTCCGTGAGGCTGTTATTGATATTCAAGAAGGTCACAAATCAGGAACTGATGTTTACGAAAGTAAAGTTGAAGTTGCTATGACTGCTTTAAACACAGGTCAAGTAACTGCAACAGGTAACATTGATTTGAATTTCTCAAACACTCCAGTATCTTTAGTTGCTTTCAACTATGAAGATATTATTGACGATAACTCTTTAAAGGGTACACGTTTTGAAAAATCAATGAAAGCGGGTGCATTTAATACTGTATCTGATGAGTTCGATAAGAAAGTGTTAATCGACATCACTCCAGCTATTGGTGCTGATTTAGAAAACAAAATTTGGAATGGAGCAACTTCTGCAACTAAAACTGCTATTGCTGCATTAACTCCAGGTGCTGGTCAAGGATCAATTACTGCAGCTGCTCAAACAGCGGTTGCTGCAATGCCGACTACTTTGTTTGATTCTTTAGTAGTACGTACATTATACAATGCTTCACAAGCTAAAACTACTCCAGGTGCTGGATTAGGTGACTATGTAAAGGTAACAGGTACAACTGTTACAAGTGCAAACATTGCTGCTGAATATGGTAAGCTTTATGCAGGTGCTAATTCAAAAGTAATTGAGTCAGGTGAGGCTCGTATCTTTGCTCCATTAGGAGACAGACAATTAATTAAAGTAGCTAACAATGCAGTAGGTGCTGCACAACAAGTGAACTTCTTAGTTGAAGGAACAGGTGCAAATGAGAAAATTTACTATAATGGAGTTGAAATTAACTTCCATCCATTAGGTGCTACATTCCGTATCTTAACAATGCCTAAATTCTTAAAGGTATTAATGGATTTAAAAGGTGACTTAAGTACTTTACAAATTGGTCAAGTGGCAAATGGTGCTATGCAACGTTACATCAAAAATACTCAAGCAATGAGTACTTGGGTAACTAACCAACGTTACATCACTCTTTACGGAGGATAATATTTAACGGGGGTGTAAAAACCCCCTTAACATTTAAAAACAATAAAATCATGGCGTGTGCATTAACACAAGGATATACAAGAAAGGTTTGTAAAGACCCAAGCGGAATAAAGTCCGTATTAATTGGCGAATGGGCTAACGTTGATTGGTCAGATGTTACTAAATATGCTTTAACTGCAAATGTTGTAACTACACTTACAATGTCGGTAGATAAGCAAATGTGGCGATATGCTCAAGCACCTGGAGTTGCTAACTTTAAATGTACTGGTAAAGGTAACGCTACAAGTGGCGGTTATGGTTACGACATTACAGGTACTATGCAAACTCCTGACATGGGTACTTTAACAATCGAGCAAAATGCTTTATTGACTAAAAATAATTTATTTGTTATTGTTGAATTACAAAACGGAGATTATTATTTATATGGTCAAGAATATGGTTTAGATGCTATTGATGACAACGATACAGGTACTGCAATGGATGACTTTAAAGGTGACATTATCAATTTTACAGGTATGGCTACAATTAAGCCAAAGAAAGTAAACTCAGCTTTAATTGCTGTATTACTTGAACCTGCTGCTGGTGTTGCACCTTAATAATTTTTTGTTTTAACAATTAAAAAGCCTGTTATTACTAATGGGCTTTTTTTATAACGTTTAAGAATGATAACAATAAACAAAGGTGAAATCAATAAAGTAGTTTTAACTCTTTCAGAGCGTACTACAATAGTTGATGCAACTTATTTATTTACTTTCATTAATGACCAATCGGATGTTATAAAATCATTTATTGCAGAAGATATTTCAGGTAATAAAATCCGTTTTAATCAATTTGCAATAGAAGAAAATACAGTTGAAAATTTACTAAATGGAGTTGTATCACTAGACCAAGAAGGCAGCTGGACTTATGCAATAAGAGAACAAGCAAGTCCAACTAATTTAGTTGTTGCAAATAGTGGTGCAATTGTTGAAATTGGTATAGTAAAAGTCTTTGAAAGTTCAGCTGCAATACCTACATTTACACAACAAACAACAGAAATAAAAGTATTCAATGGCTAAGTTTGAAATAGTAGACAAAACAAATAACATTGCTTTCTTAACACTTGAAAAACATAAGCGTTTAGAGTTAAGTGATTTGGAATTGCAAGGCTTTATCCGTTGGGGTAAAGATAATTTGTACATAAATTTTTTACTTGATTTATATCAACAAGACCCCGACCATGCTGCAATTGTAAATTCAAAGGCATCTTATTTATGGGGCAAAGGATTAAAAGCTGTAAACGTTGAGCAAGAAGAAATAGCAAAACAATTTTTAGCATCTTTCAATCCTTATGAGAGTGCAAACCAATGGGGCAAAAAAATAGGTTTAGATGCTGAATTTGTTGATGGGTTTTTTGTAAATGTTATTACTGATTTACTTGGTAAGCCATTACATTTCTATCATTTACCTATTGCAAATTGTCGTTTAAACAAAGAAGGTGACATACTTCATTTTTGTAACGATTGGGAAAAACAATATCAAAATCCAATAACTCAATATAGACTTTACACTCCAGGTTCTAAAGGTTCATATTTTATTCCGTTTAAATTTTACAAACCTACAAAGAATAAAATAAGTTCGTTATATCCTGAGCCAAGTTATAAGGCTTGTTTGCAAGACATTTGTAGTGATACTGAAATAAGCAATTTCAATTATAATTTTATTGCAAATGGTTTTACTGCAGGTACTATTGTTACTTTTTTTAATGGTGAGCCAGATGCTGAAACAAAGAGAAAGATTAAAGAAAAAGTAATTGATAACTTTACAGGTACTGACAATGCAGGTACTACCATTATTAACTACGTTGATAAAGATGGGAAGAGTGCAGAAGTAACTGCTATCAATGTAAATGATTTAGATAAGAAATTTGAAGTAAGCGCAAAAAGAGCATTACAAAAGAAATTAACAGGGCATAGAATTACAAATCCTCAATTATTTGGAATAAGACAAGAAGGTACTACATTTAGCGCAAAGAGTGAATTAAGAGATTCATTTGAATTGTTTTTAAATAATTACACTAAACCTAGACAATCTGAATTGGCTGAGTTTATCAGTAAGTTATGTTACTTAAAAACGGGTGTTAAAATAGAATTTGAGTTTGAGCAAAACGACCCAATCGGATTAGACCTTTACACAGATGCTGATTTAACTCAGGATGAAAGAAGAGAGTTGAAAGGATATAAACCACTTACACCAATTGCAGAGCCTAAACTCGATGCTAATGGTGTTGAGATACCAATGGAAACTGCAAGTGGTAACGATGTTTTAAATACATTAAGCAGAAAGCAAGTAACTAACTTATTGAAGGTTGTTGATGACTTTGGTAAAAATCGCACAACTAAGCCACAAGCAATGATTTTATTAAAGTCATTTGGTTTAAGTGAGGCTGAGGCAACTGAGTTTTTAGGGGACATTCAACAACCTCAACAATTTTCAGCACATGATAAACACGATGCTATTTTAATGCAATTGGAATTATGCGCACAGGATGAAAATACAGAAGATGAAGTACTATTTGAAGAAGAAGTGAATTTCAAAAGTTCAACGGATGCTTTAAAGTTTGAATTGTCAAGGCAAAAAATGTACTTTGCCGAGCCATTTAATATTTCAATTACAGCATTAAAAGCTGGTATCTTAAACGTCTTAAAGGGAAATCCAACACAAACACCTAGCAGCATTGCAAAGGCTTTAGGAATTTCAGTTGATAGAGTTAGTAGTGGTATTGATGGATTATTAAAGAGTAAATTAATTGACCCGAATGCTAATGCTTTTGACCCAACGGATAAAGCATATAACAAAGAAACTGCACCACTTGAAATAAGCACAGTTTATACTGTTTATAAATATCAAGTAAAGAAAGATGCACCAGCTTTAAAAGGTGGGAGTTCAAGAGAATTTTGTTCCAACTTAATGAAACTTTCAGCTAATGGCAAAGAGTGGACTTTTGAAGCTATTGACAAAATGAATAACGATATGGATTTGAATGTTTGGGATTATCGAGGGGGTTATTATACCAATCCAAATACAGGAGAAACAGAACCTTATTGCCGACACATTTGGAAAGCAATTACAAAAATTAAAAGAACAAAAAAATAATGGCAGTAGTGTATTTTATAAATATAAATTCGGTTAAGGAACTTTCTTTAATAGATGAAAACGTTGATAACAAACTATTGTTACCTACTTTATTAAAAGTCCAGGATATTGAGTTGCAACGTATTTTAGGAACACCATTATTTAACGACTTTAAAACTAAAATAACTACTGATTCAACTTTAGCTACTTACCCTACTTATTTAGCTTTAATGCAGGATTATATTAAGCCTGTATTGGTTTACTATGTATGTATGCACTCTTTATTTGCCATTCGTTACCGATTAATGAATAAGGGTGTATTGGTAAAGAACTCTGAAAATTCAAGTGCTGCGGATTCAGTTGAGGTCAGAGTTATGAAGGATGAATTTAGAATAACTGCAGAAAGTTATGCTGAACTGCTTACAAAATATTTAAAAGAAAACATTGCAACGTTTCCATTATATGACGATTTTTCACAAACGGGAATGAATGCAAGTGAAACAAATTACACAACTGGAATAGACTTATCATAATGACTTTACTTACACTATCTCAAAATGTAGAATTATTTAAGCGGTTCGCTTACTTGCATCTTAACTTAGGTAGGAATGTAAGTAATGAGCATTTCTTTTTTGGCGATAGTTGGGAATTGGGAGCATCAACACCACCTAAATATCCTTTAATGCAAGTTGGATTAGTTAGTGATTCAACTAACTTACAAACTTTCACTAGAACGTTTAGAATTGAGTTTACTGATTTAGTAAAGAAAGATGAAAGTAATGAGTTATTTGTTCAAAGTGATATGAACTTGTTAGCATTGGACTTTTTACTTTACATGGAAAAAATTAAGGATTCAAACGATTTAGGTTTAATGATTAGTGATAATGTTACTTTAAATCCATTTACTGAAAAACACGATGACGAAGTTACGGGTTATGGTTTTGAATTTAGTGTTACGGGGCATATAGGCAGCTTATCATGCGCTTTACCAATTGTGCCTGGCAACTACTTTGAAAATAATTATATCTTTGTAGGCGGTTCAAATGCGGGTGATTTTATAGTAGAAATTAAAGACCAAGACGGGAATATACTACAAACATTTACAACAAGTGGAAGTTATACTGTAGAGGTTTTACAACAAATTATAGATACAATAAATAGCAATACATCAACAATTATAGATCCAATTAATTAATGGCAAATGTAGATATAAGAGTAGGAAAAAAAAATGCTACATTTTTTGCAGCAAATACTACTTTAGTTTTAAAAAACGGACAATTTATTTTTAATGAAACGACCCAAGAATTATTCATTGGAGATGGTACTACACAATTAAGTTTATTAACTCCTATCAATGGCGGTGATACAAGTAACTTAGTACCTTACACGGGTGCTACAAGTGATGTTGATTTAGGAGAATATGAATTAAAAGCAGGGCAAGTTACATTAGACATAACTCCAACGGGAACTGCAGCTGTATCAACTACACGTTGGAACGATACTTTAGGAGTAAGCGAAACAACTTTAAAAGGTGGCAATGTAATATTAAAGAATGGCATTGATTTAGTTGCAAGGATTGTAAACAAAGTAACTCCAAACACTACCTTAACAAAAGCTGCTTACCAAGCTGTAAGAATAAGTGGGGCGCAAGGGCAAAGATTGGCAGTTGAATTAGCACAGGCAAACAACGATAATAACTCAGCTGATACAATTGGTTTAGTAGTTGAAACAATAGCTACTAATCAAGAAGGCTTTATTATTACAGTTGGTCAGATTGAAAACATAAATACAACTGGCTCTTTGCAAGGTGAAACGTGGGCGGATGGGGATGTTATTTATTTAAGTCCAACAACTGCTGGTAAACTAACAAACATTAAGCCTTCTGCACCTCAGCATATTGTTATTATTGGCTATGTGGAATACGCACACGCTAACAATGGTAAGTTGTATGTTAAGGTAATGAATGGTTGGGAATTAGAAGAATTACACAATGTAAGCTCGACTAATTACACAACTCCAATAGATACTGATAGCGTATTGACGTACGATGTTACAAACGACATTTGGAAACGATTAACATTAGCTAATTTAAGAACTGATGTTTTAGATGGCTTTAACACTGTTAATTTAATTCGCCAAGAATTTACTTATACAAGTGGGGCGCAAACATTCACATTAAGTAATTCAGCGAGTGCTGTTTATTCGGTTTTTGTTAATGGTCAAGAATTAAGACAAAGCCAATATACAGTTGTAACAACTACCTTAACAATAATTGATACTTTAGAGGCGAGTGATAGAGTTGATGTTATTTATTCAAATGCAACTTTAGGTATTAATCCAAGTTACACCAAAGCAGAAACAGATACTTTATTAAATGCTAAAGTAACTTCTAATACTGCCATTACAGGTGCAACAAAAACGAAAATCACTTATGATGCTAAAGGTTTAGTTACAAGTGGAGCTGATGCAACTACAAGCGACATTGCTGATAGTACTGATAAAAGATATGTAACCGATGCTCAATTAGTAGTAATTGGTAATACAAGCGGAACAAATACTGGCGATGTAAGTGTAACCGATGGGTCAACAATAGATTTTACCTTAACAGGTCAAGCATTAACAGCCGAGGTAAAGGACAACTCAATAACCGAAGCTAAACAATTATTAGCCGACAATACGACAAATGATGTTTCAACTTCCAAACATGGTTACGCTCCTAAGTTACCAAATGATGCAACTAAATTTTTAGATGGAACTGGAACATATAGCACACCTGCAGGAGGTGGAGGAGGAACATCAGCAACAAGTAATTTATTCGCTTACTATAATTTTATATAAAAACAAAACAATATGATGACTTACACAGCGCCCGATGGGCATATAATTGAATCACTACCTTATCCACAGATAGTAACTTATAGCTGCCCTTGTTCAGAAATAGTTGATGGAATTTACTACTCGATTGAAACTACTGGAGCAGCAACTGAAATAGGTATTCAACAAATCAATATCAAAAGAATAGTTGATAATAATTACATGGATATTGAGATAGTTATGAGTTCAGATGAAGAATTAATTGAGTACCAAAACAATAATAAATTAATATAAAATGGCAGCAAATACAACTCCAATTTTTACAAAACAAGGTAATTTTACACCTGCAAGAATAGCAGCAGCAAATACAGCAGCGGATGGCTCAGGTACTTTAGTAACATTAGTTACTGCGGTTACAGATGGTACAAGGGTTGATGGTGTTAGGTTTATCAACTCACAAGCAACAGCAGCAGCTTCGGGTGCTAAAGTGTTGAGAATATTTTTAACAGATACGGGTGGTATTAATCCTAGATTAATTGGTGAGGTTACTATGGCAGCGGCTACACGTTCAAATACAGTTATTGGAGCAACTTCAATATATACATTTGACCAAGCTATCATCATGCAGTCAGGGCAATTAATTTCAGTTTGTATGAGTGTTTATGCTGGTGCGCAAGACCAAACAGACGCTTGTGCTTTTGCAGGAGATTATTAATTATGGCACTTAGAACAGTTAGTATATTAGGTGGCAATTGGAACGCAGTAACAACTTGGGTTGGTGGTGTAGTTCCTGTTGTAAATGATACTGTTGATTTTACTGCAACAAGTGGTAATTTAACTGTTAATGTTGCTACTGCTACTTTAGCAGGAATTGACTTTACTAACTATTTAGGTACTATTACTTTCAATAATAATATAAGATTACAAGGTGCTTTAAATTTAGGAACAGGCGGTTATACTCAAATTGGTTCAACAAATGGGGTGTCTTTTTTTGGAACTAGTAATATTACTTGTAATGGAGTTGTTTGTCCATTTACATTAACACTTTCAGGTACAATTACTTTAAATGATGATTTATATTTTTCTAATAATTTTATTGGAAGTAGTGTTGTTAGTACAATAAATAACTTTAATATCTATTGTATGAGTGGTACTTTAGATGGTAATGATAATATTTCAGGAACTTCAACTTTTTATTTTAAAGGTAATTCAACTTGGAGTACACTTTTCAATAGTTTTGAGATTAGACTAAACACTATTATAGATTGTGAAACATTAACTTTACCAACTGTATCAAATAGATATGCTAATTATGGAACTGGTACAATTAGATATGTTAGAGGTAAATTTAATAAAAATGGAAGATTTAGAGTAACAGGCAGTTGTACAATTATTGATTTTAATAAATGTATAATAGATAATATTCAATTACAAGGCGGTCAAACAATAACAATGAATGAGTTTTTTAGCGGAAGTCCTTCCAGAGTTATTAATATTGTAAGTAACAGTGTCAATAGTAACTACACAATAGAATTTCAATATGGATTTGAAAAAATAGCAAAATTTGTTAACATTAGTAATTGCACATTGTCAAAACCTTTACAATTATTACTTACTACTAATAGCAAAAGAAATTCAACTAACAGGGGAATAAGATACATTAATCAATCTCCTAACGGAATACCTAAAGGAGAACCTAGCGTAAACCTAACAACCTTCGGAGCTGGTGGATTATTACCTGACCCAACTAATTTATAAAATATGATAACAACTAATAAAATACCACAAGGTCAACTAGAAAGCGAAGTATCTCAAACAATAACAAATGGAGTAATTAACAAAGCACCCAGTGAAGATGCGGTGTTTGATGCTTTGGCATTGAAGTCGCCTTATCCTGTTGCTGAATGGTATTCTGATGCAACAGTAATAAGTCCAGCAGATGGTGGTGTTTATTATTTTGGAAGGATAAACAATAATGCGCCTGAAACAGTAAGCACATATAGACCAACTTCAACAAAAACAAATAGTATTTGGTTAGTTCAAGTAAATGGATTAATTGCAACTGCTTTAGGCAGTGCTGAAGGGGCAACAATTGAATTATTAAACATAACAACTTCAACAACTGCAATCTTAACAACTGGATTTACATTAGATAAACGTATAAGTTCTTCGGGTTATTTTGCTTCAACATTAGCTAATACTATTGGAGATGAAATGCAAATTAGAATAACATTCCCTACATGGGCGACTAATCCGACAAACGTACAATTACAATTCTTTTTAAAAGCATATTAATATGGAATATAAAATAACATTAGAAGTGGTTAAGCACCTTGAATTAGGGGAAATTCAGAAACTTTTTATCACTTATTATGGCGGTAAATTAGATGGGCTTCATGAGTACTATGGCAGACCAAAACAAGCTGCTGAAACAGAAATAAGAGAAGGATATTTAAAACACAAAGATAGTTTATGATGCAAGAAATTGATAACACTAACAACAATTTAATCCTTGGATTTGCTGTATTTTCTTTTAAAGTATTGGCGGTGTTAAGTATGCACGAAGGCTTAGATTTGGCATTGACTTGCTTATCTATTATTTCAGTTATATTGTTAATCGTGATTAACTTTAAGAAGGCTTGGAATGTAATTTTTAAACCAAAAACAAAAGAAGATGAAAATTAAAGTAGTACGTGAAGTGTTCACAGATAAAAGTACAATCGGTTCTTTGTATTTAAACGATGTATTTTTTTGCTATACATTGGAAGATAAAGATAGAGGATTGGAGCAAAGTCAATCACTTATAATTATACAAGCTAAAAAGCTATTTGGTATTACTGCCATTCCTTATGGTAAGTATCCGTTAATCGTAAACAAGTCCCCAAAATTCGGCAGGTTGTTACCCCGTTTGCAAGGTATAAAGGGCTTTGATGGGGTTTTAATACATCGTGGCAATAGTGCTGAACATTCACATGGTTGTATTTTAGTAGGCTATAAAAAAGGAACTGATTGTATAATGGAAAGCACTAAGGCTGAGGCTGACTTAATTACTATTTTACAACGTGAAAGTACACATACAATTGAAATAGTAAAATGAAAAAAATACTAATTGATTTTAAAAATAATCTAAGCGGATCGTTTAAATTTGAGAAAGGCGGTTACTCCGCAAGAAAGCTAACAAGTGCAACTATTATATTAATGGTTGTAATTGCTCATATTATTTGGTTAAAGCATTGTTTTACAAAGGAAGATTTTAGCCTACTAAGTGAGGTGTTAATTATTGATTATGGCTTTGTTGCTGCATTGTTAGGAATGACAACTTATAGCCAAAACGTATTAAATAAACAAAGTAAACATGACACTAAAGCTGAATAAACAAATGGTAGTACTGGCGGTTGCTATATTAGTGGTGTGTTTGTTGTTATTCGATAAGTGCAACACTAAGCCTGAGCAAGTAACCTATAAAGATACTGATAGCCTTAAACAAGTAATTGCCAGTCAAACAAGGGTTAAAGATAGCCTACTAATAGCGGTTAAAAAAAAAGATACTTTAAGGGTTGAAATAATCAAAAAGTATAAAGTATTAAAGCATGATACTATTTATGCTAACATTTGCGCTCCGATCATTAAACTTTGTGATTCCATTATATTAGTTGATTCATCTCTAATAACCGATTTAAAGAACGTTATTAAAGTTGATAGCGTAATTATAACCAACTATAAAAAAGTAGCTGAAACGGATTCTAATACAATCGTGGGGCTAACTAAAGATATAGCTAAACATAAGAGGCATAAAAGGTGGTTATTTGGTGGCATTATTGCAACTGGTGTTATTGCTATTCTTAAGTAGCCTATTTACCTCATTCTCCAGCTTAGTATTCCTAGCCTTTAAACCGATTATTGTCTTATTTAAGCTATCTATTTTAGCTTGGCGGCTTTCATACAATGCCTTATAATCAGGTTCTTTTATCTTTAGATTGAGCATACTCTCGAATAAATTGATTGTAAATTATTAACCTTATCTAAATTGCATAGCGTTTTGTTGGAATGGTAGTTATCAATAGCCTCAAACATTTCTTTCTCAATTTGCTTAACACGTTCTAAAGTAACAAAGAAACTCATTTCTACATTTTCATTTGTTAAGTGATTCATAATTCCGCTAATACGATTAATAGTAGTACCTAAATACTTTGCTATTTTATCATGGCTATTACCATCCATAATCATTTTCTTTACTGTTCTAATTTCGTGTGCTGTTGCTTCCATAATTATTTGTTTAGGTTATTAATAATTGCTTCTTTAAGTCTATTTCCAAATTCGCTTGTAAATATCATATCAATAGCCCTTTCAATTTCCTCTATTGTGTAGGATTTCTTATCAACTATTTCGAGGCATAATTCTAATTCTTTTTGATTATCCAAAACAACGTTTAATGAATCATCTATTTCTTTCACAGGTAGTAAAAAGGCACGTTTAGTAATAGGATAAGTTTCAAAATCCCTCACCTCAATACTATCTGATAGTTCTGAAATGTCAACTCCACGTGAAAGGTAGTATTTATCATTTGTTTTGCCTTTTATAAACCACTTAGTGTCTTTAAACACTAAATCACTTAGTTCATCTACACAACTACTATCCACTTCCACAGCTTCTAAGTTATCCGCTTTAATGTGGAGTACGTTGTTGAGGGTTATTAGGGTTAAGTTTTCGTATTTCATATCTTAGATTTTAGGTAACTAATTTGATTGTTGAGGTTGTTTATTCTGTTATGTTCATCTCTTTTGTTTTAGTGGTTACTTGTTGTTAATACTTTATCTATTGCATCTATAACATTAGTATTTGATGCGTAATTCTTAGCCATTATTAAGCCTTCCCTCAGCCTTTCCACTTCCTTTGTTAAGGATTCTATCTCGCTTTGGCTTTGTTGCTCACACTCATTCCACACTTGCAGTAATGCTTGTTGAACGCTTTTACTATTAGGACAAGCAGTGCCTTCTTGTATTTCTTTAATTCTATCAGTTGTCATTATTTCATTTTTCCATTAGTTAATAAAAACATTTCATAAGCTTGTTTTTCCCTGTCTTGTTTGTGTAATAAAGCTAAGTAAGTAGTGTTTACATATTCATTTGCCTCAGTAATAATTTTTTTAGGAGGGAAAGCTGTTGTTGATTTTTTCACGATTGATTTACCTCTACCGCTTACATAAGCTGCATATATAGCTGTTGTATAGTCAAGGGATGTTATAGGATAAATATTCATTTTTTCAGCCCCAATAGATTCATCAATGAAACTTTCACAATCTTTTCTGACATCTTCATCAGAGTCTTTCTTTGCTAAAAACTCATCAATCTCTTTCTTCAAGTGATAGATTTTACTTTTTTCTTCGTTTAAGTCGTTTGACTCTAATAATTCACTGATACTAACTAATAGTCCCAGTGCTTCCTGTGTGCTTTTTTTAGTTATCATTTTTTTTTAGGTTATCGTATTCTTCTTTACTCATGCTATCTTTAAAATCTTGCTGTTCTTTTTTTTCTGTTCCAAATGCCATTTCAAATATTACATAAAATAGCATGATTAGAACTAAAGTTATTGGTATTAATAATATTATCATATCTTTAGTCTTGTTTGTTTAGTGGTGCTGCTGTAAAGAATGGATTGTGTAAGTTATTTTTATATTCTTCTTTAGCTAACTGTTCTATTTCTTCTCTTGTTTTCATGTTATTTTTTTAAAAAGTTAATTAATTCTACTGGCGGCATGGTTTCTATCACACTATCCTGCATTGCATCAATCTCAAATAGCTGTTCAATAGTTAAGCTATCTCTATGCTGTTTTAACTCATATTGGTTGATTGTGTAGGCTTTACTTTCATTAGCTGATAGCAAGTAGCCAATCCAACATGATAAGCCTACAATCGTTAATAAGGCTAATGTGTTTTTAAGTTGTTCGATTTTTTTCATGGTTAAAATGGTAGTTTAATTGTTTCTTTTTTTTCTTTGATTTGTTTCCAATCACGCTGTAACTTTTCCTTAATTGCAGCCCTGATAAACTGACTTACATTAACATCGTAAGACTTCAATACTTTCAAAGATTCGTATTGTTTTTTTGTTAATCTAACTTTATGTATTTTAGTCTTTTGCATTGTTTTGTGTACCTTTTTGTTGCGCTTAGCCAGTAGTTAGGTGCAATGCCAGCAGACGTGCTAAAATAAGCTGACCGATACGCCATTAAGCAAGTTTTTTGCGGTTCTACAATAATCTGCTTCAATTTCAAAGCAAATAAAATTTCGTTTCTTTTGTTTACAAGCCTGTGCAGTTGAAAAGCTACCTGCAAAAGTATCCAAAACAATATCGTTTTCATTACTACTTTTCTCTATCAAATAGCTTATTAGGTTTACAGGCTTTTCAGTTGGGTGGTTTTCGTTTCCTGTTCGTTTTGCCTTCAGTATGTTAGCATCACGCCCACCATTTAATTTTTTGCTTCCGTTACTACAAAATAATATCATTTCATATTTCGGTGCATAATCGCCTTCTAAATCACCCATTCCTGTATTATTCTTTTCCCATATCAATATGTTTTTTACTTGGAAATATGCACCTACAATTTGTTTAAATAAGTCAATATTATGCCAAGAGCAAAAAATATAAAGGTGGGCTTCGTCTTTGCAAACACGTTTTAATTCAATCACCCAACTTTCAAGCCAATCAAGGTTATCATCGTTTTGGATACTTTTGTGTTGAACTTTACGGTAGTTGCTTTGAAATTTCATTCCGTAAGGTGGGTCTGTTACAACCAAATCAATGCTTTTGTCTGAAACTTGCTTAATGGCTTCTTTCCAGTCCATATTAACAATCTCGTTCAAAAAAGGCACTGCACCTAACACGGGTTTGGCAAAATTGCCGTTTTGTTCTTCTATCAACATTCGTTCTTAATTATTAAGTTTTGTTTTTCAATTTGACTTTTCGTTTCAGCCACTTCGCCAAGCCCGAACCCGTTACCAACAATACTACATTTCATCTCCGAATAAAGTTTGTACAGGAAAAGAATTATTAAAAATTTCCTTCCCCTTTTCTTCTTCAAATTTATCCGTTTCGTTACCCCATGCATCCCATCCTTCCGTTCTTGTTCTTGCAAACATTTCAAGTTTTGGAACATCGCCAAACATTCGTTCAATTCGTTTTCTAAATTCGTTTGGCTTTTTACTATGCTCAGTTTTGTTTTCTTCCAAGTATGATTTTTCCTTAAATGATTTTAGTAATTTATGTGCTGTCCCTTTTGTAGCAAGTAAACATATTTCACATTGTTTTACAGTCCATTTACCCATAAAACCACGCTTTTTATTCCAAGTAAAAGCAACTGTTTTATACTTGAACCCCCAATTATTTATTGCTTTTATTGCCACTTCTAAATGAGCATCAGTAGTCCATAAAAACAAAACGCAATTATCATCTGCATAATCGGATACATTCAATTCAATAATTTCTTTATCGGACATAGTAGGATATTGTATTGATAACTCCTCATTTGTTCCAAACTTTTCTCGTATATCTTTTCGCCTATTTATTCCTTGCGAAAATCTCCAAGCAGGGTCAGCATAAATAACATTGTATTTTTTGCCCTCGCACATTTTTAATAATTCTTTTCTTTCGTTTTCCATATCAAGTTTTGTTTATAATTAACCGTACTGTTGGTAACAACGTGTATGTTGCATTAAAACGACAACATACACGCATCCGTTAGCGGTAATACTACCATAGTGCTAAAATTCGACTTTCTTCTTCTAACTGTTTACAAGCCTTATTAAAATACTCGGTATTAATTTCAAAAGCATCTAAATTCATTTTCATATCCCAACACGCCAAAGCAATAGTTCCGCTTCCTAAATGGGTGTCAATTATTTTAAATCCTTCTTTTGCATAATCTTGTAACAATATCTTGTATATGTTTTCAGGCTTTTGTGCAGGATGAATACTTTTCTTTGTATAATCTACACGCACATTTTTTAATCCTTCACAATTACCAGCGTATGTGTATTCAATCATTTTCGGCTTCATTTCAAAACTTGTCCAAGCTAATTCAAAATGTGCTTGTTGTTTCAAAAATGGTTTCTTGTGCCAACATATCCAAGCCTCTGTTATTGGTAGTTTATCTACAAAATAATTGCCACCCCAAATTATTTGATTAACTGAAACTCTGCGTATCTCATCAAAGTATTCTTGCTTTGGCGTTTCTTTATCCCATTCAGCTAAATTAATACCGTATGGTGGGTCGCAAATTGCTAAGTCATAGTAATTATCAG